GAAGAATGAATGAACATACATGGGAAAAACTAGACGCTGATATGCGAAGCGAAATGTCTGAGCAATACATACAAGAAAGATGCCCGCATGAAGATACATTTGTAGATAGTATAACGGTAAAAGTATATTCAAAACCTGTTGGTGATTTACAAGATTGGAGAACATTCTTAGCCACAAACGGCACAGAATTATTTTCTTTGTATGCCGAAGTAGTATGCGAAAGGTGTGGTGCAAGCCAACAACATTCGATAGACATGGACGATGTGCTTAGTCATACTGATGGTTTGGGGTGGGAAGAATGATAACACATACTTTTAAGTTAAAAGAATTAACGGTGTGGTATTCTTCGCCCGTAAGGAGAAACGATGGGGGTAAAACCGTTATACAACAATGTGATGTAGTATTGCAGAATAAGAGTAATGATTTCCGTATTATTAGGAGAGAAGTATTGAAGCAATTATTAGACTATTGTTATGAATCATGCCGCCAAGAACCTTTGAGTAAATCCGAGTTTAATTTTATGTATAGAAATTGTATAGAACACAGACCATCTAGTTTTTCGCTAAAAGAAATAATACATGATGCTATTTATGATGCCGATGATGTAGAAATTACATTCATCTGTGCCGACGGCCGTGATGAAGATACTGATGAGGAAAGCGTATTAGAGATACCGAAAAAGAAACCACTACAATTGGATGATATGTTTTTCACTACTTGTCGTGATACTTTATCTAGTGTGGTGTGGGCGAAAAGTCAAGATATACCAAAATTGTCAATGAACACTAAAGCCACTAAAGAAATGAGAAATCTTAAGAGGGGTAAAGTCCTTTGTAGTATTTTTACGTCAAATATAATATTAGACACACTCAATGATGACGGTTCAGGACTAGCCTATTCAGTCTCACTAGAGATAACACAATTACCAAGACACTATACCGTAGCGGTGAGAATTAAGTGCGGTAGTGGGTATGTACAGCCTGTACCTGCACACACCAATGACGGGCTTGTATGTATGGAAAACAACGATGTTTTACATGGGGTCTTGAAACAGACTTTAGAGAACCTAGATAATGAAATAAGATTGGGTAATTTATCGAAAACAAAAGGTAAAAAGGCGTGGAATAAATACAACCCTAACCTTTGGTTTTCCGATAAAAATAAGTTAGAACGTGAAAATTATTTATTCTTTTTATGATTCTAAATTACGCAAAAAGAATAACAGGCTTGCAGTACTGCGGTTTTGTTAATTCTTTAATTAATTCAATAGTATGTTTGGTAAGCCCACTACTATTATTCTCATCTATATTATAGAAGAAATAAAATTAATTAGAAAATGGAGAGCAGTACAGCGTTTTATTCTTTTTACGAAAAGCAGAAATAAAAAAAAGAATTAAAAGTTTATAATCGAAAGAAAAGGAGAGAAGAAATATGGCAAGAAATACGAGAAGAAATTATGTGGTGCATGAAGAAGTGTATCATATACTAAAAGAGAAGCCGGATGGTATGACAGCACAAGAAATAAATGATGTTCTTAACGAAAGGCCAAAGAACCAAGATGAACCATCTACTTATAGGAGATACAGGGGTCTAGCAAAGGGTAACTCGACTATACAGTTATCATCAATTTTGAGAGGTGGAATCTTGTTTGATTCTTATGATTCAGAAATGAAAAGAGATTCTCTAGGTAGACTAACACCAATGAAGGTGTATGTAACAAGGACATTAGAAGAAGCATACCAAAAAATGCTAGAGACAAATAAACCTATCAGTAAGTTTCCTAAAGTATTACAGAATTACGCTAAAAGTAAGGAGATGACACAATGAAGGCCAACATAATAGAAACTTATGGAGATACAGATATTGTATGGAATAAGATTTATGGTGAACATACATCGAAAACACCTACGACTCTTATAGTCTTTAATCAAAATGAGAAGGGATATGCTAGTTTTATTACAGGCATGGGTTTGATAGGTGATGAGAAACCTGTCGCTAGAATCTTTAGTAGATTGCATCAAGTAGAGCCTTTCAATAATTACCCCGAACCTGTATTTCCTGAATGGAGATTGTTTGAAAAGAAAAATATGGACGGTGATAGATTCTTTATTCTTAGAATTACACATACATTCCCTGTGCATAGTGATGATGAATCTTCTATATCGTGGTTATACACATATCCAATTATTAGAGATATAGTTTTAGCACTAAATAATAAGGGTGTTCATTCTCTATGTTATCTTACGGTAAATCTAATGCAAGAGTTTTCTACTACTACTCACGGCATGATACATGAGAATCAAATAGGAATCTTTGACTACATGAACCACGAAGAAGATATTCAGTTAATTCAGCGTAGGCATGAAGATTCAATTAGGTTACAACATCTTAAACCACTAAAAGAAGATATAGTAATGCCGTTGCCTGTTTGGACTTTTGGTTCGGTGTTCAAAAACTTCTGCACTAATACTATTAAGGAAAATATAACTGTAATAGGTGGTAGGGATAGAAACACGTTTGTGAATACTGAAACACAAGAAACACTATCATGGTTTGTTCAAGATAAATATAAATTGACCGTAGACCATGAGAAGGAAAAGTATTTAACCGTTCTATTGTCTGACTTAGAACACCTTACCAAGCCGCTAAGTATTGATAGGGCTATGGTAGAGTTTGGGGGAAATGAGTATGGAGAGTAATTTTAACGTATTTGAAAAGACGCAAGAGTTTGCTACAAGAAACTTCTTCATAGATGTAGAAGATAAGATACCTATATTTCTATGTAGTATTGGTGGGCATTTATTTAACACATTGAATAAATGTAGCCGATGCGACTTCGACCCTGATAGCCCATTATATGCTACCGGAGATTTCGTTATAGAGCATTGTCCTTTACGGCATAACAATATCCCTTTCTATACACCCATGTCGCAATTACCCGATACAAGGATTCACCTAATGCTTAGAGGTGCTAAAGGTTCGGGTAAAAGTATTATGATTCTTATGTTCTTAGCAGAAGGCACAGGACTTATCCATAGCAACAATGCAGATATGGGTCAAGGATATAATACGATGATGGGTGCGAACTCGGTTACAGAAGCAGGTATGTTTGGTTCGGTAGACGAGGACGGCAACATAGCAGGACGACCAATCGCTAGAGAGTTATGTGGTGGATTCTTAGGCTTTGAAGAGTTTAGTAGTATGTCCGATGCGTCTAAAAAAGACCACAGCCTAGATATGAAAAATCAATTACTTACATCCCTAGATAATGGTAGAGTGAATAAGGCCATGAGAAACGGATGGGTTAATTATACTACAAGATATACAGTTTGGGCGGGAACACAACCGGCAAGATTTGAGTTAGAATCAGGTCTTGATAGAAGATTCTTTATCATTGATATTGAAATGTCTCCTGAAAAGGAACAGGCTTACAAGAGAGCCCAACACGCACAGGCAAATATGCAAGTTCCCGAAAGAGTAGAATTGGCTAATCTCAATATTGAGATTAAGGATTGGATTAGGGCTAGACAACAATACGCTACACGTAATCCACCGACAGGTGTTTTGTTTGATGATGAAGTAGCAGAATGGATTAACAGACCGGATGTCCGTTCTTTTGAGGCAGATTTATTCCGTAGATTATGTATAGGTTATCATATGATGCAACCTAATTATGTTGGTGGGCAAGCACTAATTATTACCCTTGATGATACTCTTAGGGGAATACTAAATCAATCACTAGAGATGAGAAGAAGAGTGATGGATGCAGACCTTGAGTTAATCAAGACTACGTTTTGGATGAAGGATATATCGAAATCTGTATTGCTGAAAGAAGTCTCCAAGATGGTTACGTCGGGTGATTATCAATCAGCAAAGAGATGGGTTACTGAAAACTTAGAAGGTCAATCATGGTATGGAGAATACGCACCAAACGTCAAGAGGCGTGGTAGGAAAGGTGTTACTTGTCGTATCGGCACACAACGTCTTGAGACTGATGAAGAAGAACAAAAGTGGGGTATATAGATGAGGACAGCAAGAGAAATACAACAAAGACTGCAAGGAGAAAATGATGCTTTTGCCATCGAGGTTCTTAGGTGGGTTTTAGATGGTGGCTGTCCTATGTGCGACCATAAATCCAAGAAGGATTATGAATTAGGTATAATGAATGAAGAGTTTAGTGCTACGTTCTTAGAAGTAAGACACAATTGGAATGAAGGTGTAGTTATGAATCACATAGATAACCATATAGAGTTTGATGCTTTAGAAGCAAGAAACATGGAAAATGATAGACAACAAACTATCTCTACTTTAGATGCGGCAGAAGATATTGTTATTAGGATTCAGAATTACCTAAACGAATTAGAAGTGCAGAAAGAAGCGGCAGGTGGAATATCTTCTGAGTTTGTTACAGATGCGGCAAAACTAATTGGACAGGCTAACTCTTCTTTGAAATTGGTAGGCCAATTGAAAAAGGAAATAGGTGTAGATTCGCAATTAATGTTGGCTCAAGCACAGGTCAATGATATGTCAAGAATACTAATAGATGTATTAGGTTCTCACCCACAGTTACTAGACCAAGTAGAATTGAAAATGGCTCTACTAAAAGAACCTTCGGTGATTATTAATGACTAAGAAATGGCGGTCTGATTCTATCAAGACTCTTATAAATAGAGCAATCTATGAAAAGGATTTACCTAATTTGGTTGAAGCCATGAAAGAAGATAATCTTACGGCAAATATAACTCACAACGGAATAGAATGGTATCACGCAGATTATAGAGTAACTAAGACTTCTATAATGGATGTTTGGGGTCTAACCGCAGGGCAAATGGAACGTGTTCAGACTTACGTCTATGGGCATGACCCATTCTAACTTTATATAGTTCAGTTTCAAAAAAATATGTGGAAAAAAATTGTGGTGGGCGTATGGGTATAGTGATATTTACAGATGACGATAGTAAGTTTATGGAATCTAAATACATTATGATGATAGGAGAAATTGATACACCACCTACTGATAAAGACACTACTTACATTCTCCGTAGTAATAAGTTTAAGGAAAAGGATGTATTGGAATGGTTGCCTATGATAGCAAACCGACTTGTGGTTTGTTGTGATAAGCCACCAAAAATTACTACTAAGAGTGAGGATTATGTAATCATATCTGACTCTCTTAAGATTAAGGGTAAAACTAACCACTACTCACCTATCAATGCTTTATTGTCATGGAAAGATAGAAGAAGAGTCAATGCAGTATTTAGTAAAACACCTTTACCTTTGGCTAAAGCATTCTTGAAAGAAAATGACGTAGACATAACAATATGGCGTAAATTAGCCAAAACTGCTATGTTTTTACCGGAAAAGTATGTTAGAGCCATAATGGTTTATGGTATAGAACCTGCTCATAAGAAAACTAAGTTCCCTAAAAAAAAGAAGCAAGAATATACACATGAACATTGTCGTTCAAGTGATAAGCATATAGAGGTCATAGTAAAAAACTCTATAACCGTAAGTAATCGTATTAAGGAACAAGGCGGAAGCGTACCTAAAGGTATGAAGAAGTCTAAGGGTTTGGTTAGTGAGTGGTTATGAGTTTAATTTTATTGGGAATGATGGCAGAAGTGATAGGTAAAGCATTAACAGAACCTTACGTTAAACTTAGTATAGAGACTAGGTTAAGTGGAATAAAAGAAAAAGAAGTAGATTTAGTGGCTAATGATTGTGAGGGAATATCACACGGAGATTCATACATGATGGCCGCTATGTTTCAAAGCATGGGGAATGATTTATAAGCACTATGAGGCTTACATTTATACATGAGTGCTAATAACAAAAGAGTTAGGCGTATTATCGTGGACATTTTGTGGGAATATGGCTCTATGACTAAAGAGGGGATGGCCGCTATGTTAAGTAAAACGAAAAACATTAGGACAGTACCTTCTCCACACAGTCTTTCGGCTTTATTGAGTAAGAATCCACAGATTGTACAGGTAGGTTCTACTAAAGTAGAAAATGCAATAGGTACATCAGCAAATCATTTAGTATATGACATTAATAGAAAGGTCATTAAATCAAAGGAAGATATTATGCTTACTAGAAGTCCGACTGTTATGACACCGGCTCAAATGCAAGAGGCACAACAATGTTCTTGTGGGAAGATAAGAATATTTCCGGTAAATGAAACTAGATGTCTACACTGTATAAGAAAAGAACAATAAAGCACTAAGGGGTAGGATTATGCAGGGAATAGAAATGGATGACTTATCCACTATAATAGCAAGTGTATTTAATGCAGAAAAACCAATAGATTTGGGACAAATATTAACTGCACAGAATATGTCCGAGGCCCAATACATGAGATTTGTACTTTGTCTCGCTACTGATGTAGATTACGAATTAGGGGATGACGAAGTAATAGATGATATGATTACTACTCTTCCCGAAAAAGTAAGTACAGAATATCTAAAGGGTATAATGGTAGGATTACTTTTATCCCTAGAAGCAGAAGCGAGAACAGGCGGCCAATTAGGTTTCAGACCTGCACACGCAGAAATTATGAGTTTATTCCAATCAGCAGAAGCATTGATTTACGAGAGACAGGTGTAAATATGACGCTTAAGACACAGAACATAAAGTATATAACCGTAGAAAAATAAGGTATTAATATGGGAGAAACAGACTGCGACCCTAACCACCATGAGTTTGACTTTGTTAGACTTAAAGGTAGTATGAGGGGAGAAAGAATGTTAGTATATTGTACTTGTAGAATATGTGGAATGCAAACAGCATTAAACGGAACTATGGGTCTTTATTAAATCTCAAGTTGGCGAGGCTACCTAAACAGGTGGTAGCCCAAAACCGTAACCGATATGCACAGATAGAGTGAGGCTCACTTAAGTGAGATTTCTGATAATAAATAGAGCATTAACAAGTCGGATAAGCCAATAAAAAATTAAGGAGAAAGTAATATGACAATATGGGCTACTAAATATAGACCTGCTCTCGGTGAGATAGTCGGTCAGAATGAAGTTATTAATGAGGTAACTTCTTTACAGCACTTTATCTTTTACAGTCCTCAAGCGGGAACGGGTAAAACAAGTCTTGCTTTGGCTATGGCTAAAGAATTAGAGTGGCCTATCCATGTGTTCAATGCTAGTAGCAAAAAGACTAGGGGTATTGACTTCGTAGAAGAAGAGTTACTACCTATGTCTAGGACAGGCAACCCAAATCAATTCTTTTTACTCGATGAGGCAGACCAATTAACACCTGCCGCACAATCAGCATTAAAAGGTGTTATAGAAAACTCACAAGGTTACTTTATCCTTACTTGTAATGATTTAAGTAAAGTTAGTAAGTGGTTACAATCTAGGTGTAGGGTTTTGAAGTTTAATCCTATCTCTAAGGATGATATAGTAAAGAGACTATCTATGATAGCAGGTAAAACAGGGACTATTGTTACAGAAGGGCAATTAAATCTGATTGCTGATGCACACGAAGGAGACTTAAGGAATAGTATCAATGCTTTACAGGCATTTTCTGTTCACCCCGAACCGGAAGGGTTCATCAACGGCCTTGTTTCACAGGGTCTTGACGCTAAACACTTTCTCACGTTATGTTTCCGTGAGAATGATTATAATTTAGCCTTAAAAGAAACATACGGAATACCACCTAGAGAAGTGGTAAAAACAGTATTCGACTATGCTATTACATCTACCGCAAAAGTAGATAGTATAATGCGTATCGTAGATGCCGCATCAATAACCGAAAGGGATTTGATACACGGTGTCGAGGAAAATATAGCCATAGCAAACTTTGTCCGTTTGTGTATGGAAGGATATACAAAAACTTTATATCCGTAAGAAAACCGGACTAGAATTACAACAAGAGGAAGCCAATATGGATGAAACGATGATAAATAATGTAGCAAAAACAGTGAATGTGGCCGCAGATACCCTGCGTAGTAAGGCTCAATCAGTCTTACTAGAACAGGGTGCGGCTTGGAAAAACGCAGGTAAGTCTGACGACGACTGCGGTATTCTTGCGTTAAGAGTAGCGGCAAGAATGATTAGCACAGATAATGCGAGACTATCTCGTTCCGGTGCAACAAAGTATGAAGGTATGTTTATTGCCGTTCCACGTCCTAAAGAATGGGGTAAAATACTATACAATAAAATGTCCGGCCAATTAAAAACTGCGACAGAAGATGTGCGAAACGTATTGGTTGAATCCGGTGCGGTTGTTCTCTTTGAAAATAACCACGATGGGACTTATACAAGACACGCTAGAGAAGATTTCTACGGTGTAGAATCTGCTGATGTTACAGAATTACCTAAGCATACTCAGAAGTTAGATGAGAATACACACTTCTTCGTAGTATGGGATAAGAATAACAAGACTTTCCCATCCGGTGATGCTAACTTTAAGTATGGCCGACCTAGACCTCAAGATGAGAGGGAAAGAACATCTATGTTCTTAGGCCGTGTTCATGGAAGTAATGATGAGGTAAAAGTAATCAACATCAAAGCAACACAAAAGGGTGCAGATGTTCAGTACCCTACCTTTACAACAGGGACTATTGCGGCTAGACCTGCGGCTAACGGGACTACAGCATACGCTAAAGATGGTGTATCAATCTTTGAAGCAGACCCTTCATTAGCAAGTATATTTTCAGCAGACCCATTGACACTTGTCCCACAGATTATCGGACAAGAGAATATGATTTCGGGCTTAGATAAACTAGGTCAATACTATGACACCCATAACGGAAATGCAGGTTGGTGGGATAGAACCCTCGCTACTGTAGCAGAAGTTATACACATAGACCCTAGAGATAATGGCGGATATGTTTTAGTATGTGCTGATTTAGACATTTCTTCTACGGCCGCAACCGTAGATGTTTATATTCCAAGTGAACAAGATTCACTTGTGGACTTCGCAGTCGGTACTAAAGTGCTACTTCACGGACAGGCATGGCGAACAAAAGAAGGAGAGGACAGAATGTCTATCTCCGGTTGGTATGCCTTTGACAGAATAGCAGTCATGGATGAAGTAGTTTCTACCGACGACGGGTGGGATGAGTGAAGGCTTTAGGTCATTACGTCTTTCTCCATAACACCATACAGGAAACTGTCGGTGGACTCATTCTTGAAGGCCATCTACAAGTCCTATCCGTAGGCGGTTTAGTCCCTCTTGAAATAGAAGAGGGCTATTCCGTCTTGGTGGATGAAGCAAAGATTATTCCCTTCGATAACGAAGTTAGTGCTATACATTGGGAACATATACTAGGATATTATTGAGGTATAAATATGGAAAATATATTACATGGAGAAGAAGCAAGAGACAAATTACTCTTAGGGGTAAACAAAGTCGCTGATGCAATCAAAGGCACACTAGGTGCGAATGCGGGAACTGTAATAATACAGAACCCTGCGGGACTACCTTTAATTCTTAATGATGGTGTATCTATTACTAAGTCTATTACCGACCCCGACCCTTACGTGCAAATGGGAATCAATCTAATGCAAGAGGTGGCTCACGAAGCACAAAGTAAATCGGGCGACGGCACTACTACTGCTACTATCTTAGCACAGGCATTATGTAATACAATGGCTGATGATGATACAGATAATATTAAGATAAAAGAAAGTCTTAGTAATATGTGTAAGTTTATAGTAGATAAATTAAAAGACATGGCTACTGATGTTAATGACGATGACTTACTAGATGTATGTATTGTAGCGGCTAATAATGATTTAGAGTTAGGTAGTTTGATACACGAAGCACTTTTGGCTGTAGGCCAAGAGGGTAATGTGATAATAGAAAGCAATTCCGATAACACTACTACATGGTCTTTGACCGAAGGACTTGTTATGGATAGTGGGTATGTAAACAAACTAATGGCTAATGCAGATAGAGAAAAGTGTATTTACGATAATGCCTCTATACTTTTAACGCAAGAGAAAATAGATACCTTTAACCATATAGTCCCTGCACTAGAATTATCTATGAAAGCAGGTAAGCCTTTAGTGATAGTTTGTCATGATTACAACCCAAGCATACTACCTAACTTACTCGTTAATATTATGCAAGGTAAATTAAATGTCTGTATAATTAAGACGGCAGGTTTTGGTGATACTCAAGACCATTGGCTTCAAGATATAGAAGCAAAATGTGGTGGTAAAGTATTCAATTCATTTGACAGTATTATTACCGTAAAAGAACATGAGTTAGGTATGTGTGATAAAGTAGAGATAACTTCTACTGCATCTACATTCATTAAGGATGGGGTAGACGAGGATTACATAGGTAATCTTACCTCAATACTAACTCAAGTAGAAACAGATTTTGAGCGAGAGATAGTAGAGAATAGGATTGCTAGACTTACTTCGGGTATCGCATCTATTAAGGTAGGTGGAATTACTGATATAGAACAAAGGGAACGTAGAGAACGTGTAGACGATGCTGTCAATGCCGCTACTCTTGCTAGAAAGCAAGGGATAGTAAGTGGTGGTGGTGTAGCACTTAAGGATATTTGGTGGAAACATCAGACTGTTGATGAGTTAGATGGCGTAAAGTATTTTGATGCAATCCTAGCACCTATCAAACAGATTTTATCTAATAGTGGTAAGCCTACTTCAAATCTTGCTTACGCTCAATCAAAAGATGTAGGTTGGAACGCAGTTTCAAGAAAATATGAAAACTTAAGATTCAATGGTATTATTGACCCTGTTGGTGTAACTATTAACGCTGTCGAATCCGCTTTCTCTATCGCTATACTACTACTTACTACTGATTGTGCTATAATAGCACCACAAGAGTAAACTATATAACCGTAAGAAAATGAGGTATTAATATGACATGGGGAACACAAGCACCACAAACGACTAAGACGACAGAAGCACCACAAGGCGTGGTGTATAACGAGGAATACTACCGTAATATGTTTAAGAACAACAAATCACAATCTGTTGATTTGCGTATGGGATTGGTAGGTTGGGAAAACACCGCTAAGACAGGACTAGCATTATCTATGATGGATGCAGAAATTAAAGCAGGTAAAAAGGTAGCAGTATTTGATGTAGATAATTCAGCAAAGTCTACCGTAGATTATATCTATCCCGATGCAGAAAACATTATGGTAATACCACTACACGATGAAACAGATGACTCTATCTTTGACGCAGAAAACAATGTAGATTACAAAGCATTAGTAGATAAGACTAATTGGTTTGTCAATATTCTAGCAGAAGAGGTAGCGACTAACCCCGATGATTGGGCGGGCGTAATATTTGATGGTGGTTCTACATTCCTTAAATGGTGTGAACACGCTATGAGGGCATCACTACTAAGTCGTGGTATCATTGAAACAGAAGATGGTACTTTTAACCAAAAAGAATGGAGAGAGCGTAACCGCATGAATAGAAATGTTCTGACTAGGATTCACGCTTTGCCTGTACCCAAAGTATTCTTTACCTTCCACCTAAAGCCTGTACAGCAGTATATGGATGACGGCACAGGTAAGAAAGTATTAATGACAGTCGGTGATAGACCCGATTGGGACAAAGGCACTATGCGTAAGTTCTCACAACAAATATTCCTAAATAGATACATGAAGAAAGCAGATATTGCCGCAGGTGTCAAAGGTGATAAGAAACTTGCCGATGGTGAGTGGGCTATTCGTGGGACTGTTGAGGAAATGAAAGGTAAACACATGGAATATGTAGGGACAACCCATACTATTCTATCAATAAAAGACGGTAAGGTAGAATGGACAGGACTACCTTTCGTAAATGAGTGAGGCACTAATATGCAGTCTGTAGTAGACACACAATCATTGATATGGTTGCTAAAATGCACACAACGTAGACAAACTATTTCCGGTAAAAGTATTCCGCAGGTTTCGGCCTGTATGTTGAATGCTGTTGGTGGTAGAATGTCTACTTGTTCACTCACTAAGGATGGTGTATCTTCTGTAGGTATCTTTTCGATACCCTCTACAGGAGAAACTAAAATACCTGTTAGCGACATAGAGACTATGTTGGGAATACTAAAGTATCATGGAAATGCTTTGACCTTAACTTATGGTAATGATAAGTTAAAACTAAAGTCTAAGTACAAGCAAACAACGCTTACTGCTTCTGAGAACGCTTTGGCATTCCCACATAGCCCTACCACATTAAATGAGTGGTCTAACACATCAATAACATTTGCCGCAAAACTAAATGTTGGTAATGAAATAGGATATACTATGAATGATGGTACTATCTTACAACCTGCTTGTTCTTGGGAATCAGTAGATGCAGTACGCTTGTTTGAAGCAGTTAGATGTGATGAAATGAACGGACAAAAATTAAACATATTCACTTTTAAGGGAGATGAAAACGGACTTAGTGTAGTCGTTGGTAAGGAACTAAAAGGTAGAACAGAATATGAGTTAGATAGGAGAAGTACCCAATGGCCTTTCATGGCTACCTATCAAGGTGGATTCAATAATCTATTTGCTAACATTAACGGTAAAATAAACTTATACTTTTTTGATTTCACACAATGGAAAGCAGGTGTTAAATTACTTATAACTTTAGGTGATGGCGACTTTGTTTTCCAATCAGCACTACTAGGAGATGAATATATATGATAATTAACAGTGAAGTAAAAGCAACGCCAACAGATATGAATGTAGATAACCCTACTTTCTATACAATAAAGGATTTTGTAGTACCTACCCCTATGGGTGGTGGATTAGCAACCTTTACATTTACGGGAATACATGGTGAAAACTTTGTAGCATCTATAAAAGTAAGACAGGAATTAGACCCACTTTATAGAGATGAAATATGGTTGAACAAACAATACGTGGAGATGGAAAGAAGTATGGCAGACATAGCAGACCAATTCGGTCTTACACCTGCCGCTATTAATCAATGGCTAAATAAACACGATATACCTACTAGAAGTAGGGGTAGAAACCATGAGTGATTGCGAACATTGTGGTAAGCCTTTAGTGGCTATTGGTACTTCCCGTAAAAACGGTAAGGCTACACACAATGATTGGGGTACACGTAGACTGCACAAGAAATGTTGGATGGAATTAAAAGATTATAACCGTAAGATTAGGTGGAATAGTTATGATAGTAGAGCAAGGCAAAGGTAGAGAAGTCTTAGTAAGGTATCGAGATGACAAAGGAAATAGAAAAACCGAGTCTATCAAAGGCCACTACCCGTATTGTTTTATTGAGACTGATAATGCCCCTTATGTAGAAGATTGCATAAGAAAAGAAGATGGCTATACAGGTCTTTATGGGGAACATTTAACTAAGATTGTTGTTTCGCATAGTTCAGAATTAAGAAACCTATCTTATTACGGGACAACATGGGAAGCAAATGTACCTTATGTCAATCGTGTACTTATAGATAGGCTAAAGGAAAGTGATACTAAACCGTTTGATAATTACAAGCATCGAACATGGTATTTAGATTGTGAATGGTCGCCCGCAACAAGCCAAATGAGAGTGATAGTAGTCTATGATAATTTTACCGAAAATGAATACGTTTGGTTTGTATGCCCTTCTATTAAAGAAGAAGGTTTGGCTGATGGCGAGCCTAAGAGGTATGACACATACGGTGATTACGAGTACCCAACACCTGCTCTCGGATTTGCTACTGAAAGGGATATGCTTATTCATTTCTTACGGCACATGAAGAAACAAGACCCCGATATTATCACAGGGTGGTACGTGGTAGGTGCAGACGTAAAAACTATAGTAGAAAGATGTAGGGCGTGTGGTCTTAACCCTGCTACATTATCACCTATGCGTAGAATTAGGTATAAGTTTGGTGATTGGGAACAACCTATCGTCGGTAGAAACTGTATTGATTTAATGATAGCATTCTCTAAAATATGGGAATTGAAAAACGGTAAATTACCATCTTACAAGTTAGACGATGTTGCTAAAGAGGTTTTAGGGGAAAAGAAAGTAGAGTTACCCGATGGACACGATACTTATTATTCCGACCTTCCTTTGTATGTGCATTATTGTAGACAAGACGTAAGATTATTACCTAGACTTGACTCAAAAGTAAATGCTTTGGATTACTATACTGCTTTACAGCACGTTGTTCAATGTGATTTACGCTCTACACCATTTATTACTAAGATGTTTACAAGTCTAGCATTGAAGGATGAAAAGTTTGATAGAAGAATACCTACACAACCACAGTTTCCTCACACATCTTATGAGGGGGCTAACGTATTAGAACCCGAAACAGGTGTCTATGAAAACGTAGGTATCTTAGATATAAAGGCTATGTATCACAGCAACGTACACAAATACGGTATATCTTGGGACACAATAGATTCAGAAGGAGAAGATTGTGGTAACGGTAGTAAGTTTAACGTAAAAGAAAAAGGCTTACTTTGTAGATTAATGGATGATATGACATATCTCCGTAACGAAAACAAACTTAAAATGATGATGAGTGATACAGTAGAACAAAAGAACAAGTGGGATATTATGCAGTTTGCTTGTAAGTCATTAGTAGCATCTATGTATGGTGTAGCAGGTGATTCTAAATATGGTTTTTATCATCCCGAAGTAGCGTCTGCTATCACATACACATCAAGAAAAACACTTGAGGAATTAATGTATCACGCCGAAGATGCGGGGTTCAAAGTTTACTATGGACATACAGATTCTATATTCTGTAATATAGATAACCCCGAAGATGGACTAAAAGCACTAAACTTAATCAATGAAGAAATGTCTCCAATAGAAACCGAGTTTGAGAAGTGGTGTCCTAGTATGTTGATTATGGCTAAGAATAGATATGCCGGAAAAGTAACTTGGACTGACGGCTCTTACCATGAACCTAAAACTTATGTTAAGGGTATAGAATTAAAGCAATCAAGAATGCCTAGTGTAATGAAGTTATGTATGAATACAGTTATTGACGGCATACTAGACGGCACAGACCAAAAAGAAATAACCCAAAGTATATCTTCACTTGTTGATGATGTAGTTAAGGGTAAAGTAAACCCTTCTGATTTGTGTATGAAGGGTAAATTAGAAAGAAACCTTAGTGATTATAAGGTATTGTCCGGCTCATCAGCAGGTGCGGCTTGGGCTAATGAGTTTCTAGGTAAAGGATATAGAAAAGGCTCATTCTTTAAAGTTACCATAAATGAAAATGGTAAATACATAGCATTCGATGACCCGTCTGATATAGACGGTGTTACAAAAATAGGTAATAAGATTCTTGCACAAAGATTCATCTTAAATAAAATAGAGCCTTATTACAATTTAGCCCAATGGGATATTCAACCTATACAGAACTCTTTACAGGGTATGAGTGGGATGAAATGGTTGTAGATAACTATATAACCGAAAGAAAAGGAGAGAATAATATGTCTAACGCAAGCGATATAAGAGAGTTACAAGATAAGCAAGAACACCTAACAAAAGGTGTGGTAAATGCCTTTGAACAGGTGAGTTTTGATTATGCAAAACTACAAACGATGTTCTTTGCACTACTACAAGACTTAGGTAAAACAGATACTTTGTCTTGTTCGGAATGTGATGAAGAAGTTATGAGGCCATTATTGTCTCAATTACCTGTAGAAAAAACCTGCCCTATGTGCGGTGGTGATTTAGTTATTGATGTTTCACAAACTACTGTTGATGATTGGGATAATGGAACAACAGAAGAAGAGTGATTATATGAAGGCTACACAAGAGCAAATTAGTAATTCGTCTTACCGACCTACGGAAAAAAGGTGGTTGAGGATAAGTAAGTCATCTTATATGACATACAATATGTGTCCTAGACAATTTTATTGGCGATATATAGCAGATATACCTAGCCCGCCACCTAGTGAGGCCGCCATTCGTGGTGGTAAGATACACAAAGTGATGGAGATAGGTCTACTAGAAGGCTCGGATAAAATAATGAGTGCCGCCATAGAAGAAGGTGTGGCTGATGACGTAGGGGTAGATAGCCTCAATATGTTATTACATCAGATAGCACATGACATGGGCGGCTTTGAGATAGTAGAAGCAGAAGTTAAGCATCAAGTAGCAGAAGAATACAACGGCTACAATATTATTTGGGTTGGTATGATTGACGGTGTTATTAGACATCCCGATGGTGGTTTAATTCTGATGGAATTGAAAACAGGTAAAATGAATATGGGTAAACTAGGTAGGACTAGGAAGGAATTAGTCTACTACTCTAGGCTTTTAAATAAACTAGGGTATGATGAACCTATAACACACTTTATGTATATCTCCCCCGACTACGAGATACCCGAAGATGGTAACGATAAGTTATTACTAGAAGGTAACAAGAGAGGTAAAAGTTTATGGTTGGGTGCTGAACGTGGTATTGCTATTCTTGAGAAGATAAACAAGCGAAGTATAAATGCTTTCTCGGAATCATTAAGTAGCACTATCGAGTCGCTAGTAATCCAACAGTACCCTATGAATTGGAACGACTATTTTTGCCCTTTATGGTGTGAGTTTAATATGAATTGTGAGTCCGAGATGACAGGGTTTGTTGATAATGGATTAGGTGAATGGAATGAATAGAATTAATGTATGTGCGTCTTGTGGTAGTGATACTTGGGTAGACTCAGATTTGATGTGGAGAGTAACAGGTGAAGAAGGGGCAGACCCCGAAGAAATTACCGTAATTACTTGTAAATGTGGTAATAAACAAAAGAAAGAAGAGTGATTTTATGCTTAGTTTTCCTAGAGAGATTGGCTTACGGCGTAAGATTTGTAAATCTCAAGAGGAATATGATAATTACGTTAAAAGTATTAATGGTAAATCCTCTTGCTATACCTCTTTGTATAGTTTTCAGCAGATGCACCCTAATATGTCTTGGAAGGTAGATTCTGAGACAGTTATTATGGATAGAGCATGGTGGGATTTTGATATTGTAGAGGGTGGGACTCTCGATGATGTAAAAAGAGATGTAGCGGTTTTACTAAATAGACTTAAGGGAGATGTAAGGTTAGTCTTTACGGGTAGAGGATTTCATATCCATCAGATGTTCGATAAGGATGTTATAGGTACAACCATAGCCAAGCACGTTGATAGATACGAGAGAGAGGTGGCTAAGGGGCTAAAAACACTAGATGGTGTTGGTCATCCCCTTAAACTTACACGCATACCTGATACATATAACACTACTAGAAAGAAGTGGGCTGTTAATGTAGACTTAGATGCTTTCAAAGCAGACCCTTTGGGATATAAGATACCGGAAAGGCCTAGCCCTTCATTAAAAATTAATGACCCATTTAAGGGAAAAGAAAATCAATCAAACTTTAGTATCATAAAATGGATTGCTAATAATCCTTTACAAGTAGAATACTTACCTGTTACGGGTAGTTTTGACGGAACAATAACTTCTGCTAGTCAGATACCTATTCCACCGTGTATAGATAATGCTATGAGGCATGAGAATCCTAGACATGAAGTTAGAATAGCATTGGCTCAACATCTGTATGAGAATCTTAGGTGGTTTGCACCCCCTTCTACATTAACGGTAAAACAAAAGAATGATATTACCGAAGAAATTATAGATTTTATATCTACATTAGGGTGGAGAGACTTTAACGAATACACAAGTAGAAAGCACGTTAGAAGTCTACTTAACTACGAGAGAACACCCTCATGTTCGTGGCTACAGACAAGAGGATTATGTGAAGCATCTTGTTGGCGGGATGACGGTACAAGGAGAAAATAGTATGATGCGAACACCTAAACATTCAAGAGTATTTTTTGAAATGATAAATGAAGAATGCGGTTTCTGTAAAAGTAGATTGGGTTTCCTTTACCCTAAAAATATGCCACCTGTATGTATGAATTGTAGTATGGAAAAACAATCCTCTTAAATAGAGTAATAATACTGTAACAAATGTGCTTCTGATAGACGATAGAGAAAACCCCAAAGTAGTTAATAAATTGTTAATGAGATTGGGTGAAGAAAATGCCCAAGTTTTAAGGATGACTTCTTCTGATTATAGAATAGGTTCTTGGGGAATTGAGGCAAAAGAAATAAATGATTTATACAGAAGTATTCTAGGTCTAGGGAGAAATGGTAGAACAATAGTACATCAGTTAAGAGAATTACAAGAAGATTTTGATAACCCTATGTTAGTAGTTTATGGAACTAAACTAAAGCCATACATTCATGGTGGTAGACCGTCAGCAAAACAGATAGCAATAGAAATGTCTAGGATGAAAAAAGTAAATCAGCAATTTAAAATGACATTTTATCAAAGATTTCCTAAAATTAAATACATGGAATTGACTACTATGGATGATTTTGTAGAATGGTTGGTCATAAACCACACACAAACACAAGTAAAAGAGGCTACCGGACTTAATGTTATGGAAAAACAAACTAAAAGCGCAGTAGAAATGAGCAATTTAGACCCTAGAGTCGCTGTTTTATGTTCCCTTAAAGGTATTTCAGTACAAAATGCAGAAGATTTACTAAAAGAGTTTGGTAGTTTACCTAAATTACTTATGAATAAAAACACCCAAAAATCTTTGATGGATGTTAAAGGTATAAGTAGATACAAAGCACAAAATATACTAAGTCTTAGAGATAATTACTGAATCTCAAACTTATTAGATGTACCACTAACAGGTGCAGATGCTCTATTTAGTTTTACCTTAATACTTTTTAGTAAAACACTATTTCTATCTGAATTATCATCACCTGTTGCCGCTTTTCTAGTAAGTTTAACGGTTATTTTATTACCTGCTTTTACACCATCTAAAGCATTAAGTGGTATTAACTCTACTATTTTTTCTTTTGAGTTAGTTTGTACACGAATAGTATTAGATATTGTCTCTCCTGTTTCTTCAATAATTGCGGTTGTATAAAGAATAGCAGTTTTAGTCGTAGATGCACCTATACCATGACTTAGTTTTGCCGTAATTAAAATATTATTATTTACTACATCATCGGGAATTATAAACTCGGTCTGCAAAGTAGATTCAAAAGTAGTAGTAGTAGGACTTTCATTTAATAAATCTACCCTACCTTTACCTGCTAGTATATATCCATCAGATGTTACAGATGCGTTACCGCTTGCAGTTTGTATATCTACATCCATACCTTCTATTCCCTTAAACAACGTAGGTACTTTAGGTGGTTTCTGTTGGCCTAAGATACTAAACTTAGAATTATGACTTAGATTATCATTCATCAAAGACATCCTACCGTTTAATTTACCGTAAGCACCTTTACTAAGTTTTCCTATCCCTACCGCCCCTGTTGAAGTAGTAATCGTATCTCCTTTTGAGTCGTCTGATTGTGTAAAACCATTCGCTGATGTACTTTGTCCATCCGTCTGTACTTGTTCGCTAGAAGTACTACCTTGGGGTATTCTATTTGTCTTAAAAACAGTAATAGGTTCAGTATCTTTTCCTGTTATACTACTACTAACTTGTCTTGTCTTTCCTTGATTTGGGAATAAGAATCCTAAAATACCACCACTAGATAAAGACTCATCTCTTTCTAATTCAAGTTGTATATCTTCTTTAGAACCCGATACTACATTCCAATTGATACTTTTTATAGTTAATGTTTCTGCGGTAGATAAACCTATACCTGCATCTGTAAAACTTAAATATGTAGCAGGGATATAGGATAAATCATTAGTAATATGTATTCTAGGTGCGTACCATTCATTTCTAGCAGTAGTAAACCCACCATACATTTCTGAATATTTTCTGCCACCTAGAGGGAAAATACTGTTTGTATTTCCTGTTTTCATAAAGCCCGTACTTATACCTTCTACTGCATTTGCATTTTTAAGTACTACTAATTGTCCTGCTGTTGCCCCACTACCAACTTCGGTAGGGTTTCCACACCTATGACGTAGCAAAGCACGACAATATTCTGCGTTAAAACTAACTACTATTTTTGCATTTGTTACTGCGCCATAAGTACTAGGTATATCTATTTCATAAAAACCACTATGTTTTACATTTTTAAATGTGGTGGATTTTAAAGTAGGGGTTCTATTTACGCCATCAAAACTATAATCACAAAGATGTATTCTAAACTCGCAATCGTCTATTGTTGAAGATACAGATGTGTCAGTTAATGCTACAAATACTCTTAATGACTCTCCGCTAGTGTTACTTGCTTTTGGGGTAAAATTAGGTACATGAACTATCTGCATAGCATAACTTATAGACCTAGAACCATACCAATAATAATTATCAGCCCAAGCCACGTCATCAGCAGTATGTGTAAAGGCTGATTTACCGTATCGGTGGTACAAATCAGTAGAAGTTTTCATATTCCCATCTAACCCGTTAGTCATACCTGAAAAGGGTACGCCACCTGTACCTAAAATAGTCCAAGAATTACCTTTATTTATATTTCCGGTGTTATAATCATTTCCTTGTAAGGCTAGTTGCGGGTCGGCTATATAACCGTATCTACCGCTTTCTATCATCTTATTATTATGGTTATTTTCTAAAATAGGTTTTACCGTAACTGATAACCTAGAGTTTTTAACTTGATTATATTTTTGTTTTGCTACTTGTCGTGCTTCTAAACTACTAATTATTTTTGGGTATTCTAATACTGTCCATCTAGTAGTATCTGTTAAAGATGTGTTGGGGTAATCTACAAAAGAATATCCTTTGTTATAATACACTCTAACATTTGTTATTTGACCTGCTACATCAGTACTTAAATCAGATATAGTTACGTTTTCTCTTGTTAAAATTAAACCGCTATTATACTTAGGTCTATATTCAAATCTATTGTCTCTACCTATCAAGTAAGAGAAGGTTGTTTTAAGCCCGTTTTCTACGCCGAAGCCACTCTTACCCCTTGCATCCTCTACCGTGCTTAGAATCGTCTTAGTACGGCTATCTACGATACTTCCGTAGCCATCATTACTAGAGATACTATTATAGGTAGTCATAAGAGATGTGATAGGCACATTATTTATATCAAACATAGTACCCAATCTTGTTTTAGGTGTCCACGATTTCATAATTGCCGCATTCCACAACAACCTAAACTTATCGCTGTCGTAAAAACTACCACTATTTTTACTTTGTACATCTCCTTCAACGTGCATTAATAACCTAAGCATAAATTGACTGCTTACTGTGTTGTGTACAACAACCAAATCAGCCTGTGGGTTATCCCCTGCTATTCTTTGGCTGACATTTACACCTATACCTTCCATATTACCTTTTAGTAGTGGTGTGTATAAAGCCCATATTTCATTTTCTACGCCTGTTGAAGAAGTTTCTATTGAAGAAGTAATATGGTCGGCAGTTGTTAAAAACGCATTAGCCAATTGTACAGGCAAAGTATAATCATCAGTATCGCTTTGAGTAGCAGACCATGTACCGGAAACTACTATTTGAGTTTCACTTAAAACTGCTAATACATTATGCCTAGTTTCTTTTGTCGTATTTTTAATAACCATACCAATTTTAACACCTTTTGTTTGAAAGGTTTCTCCTATTTTTGTTATTACTGTGTTAGTAGGATTTGTGGTAGTAATGTTTTGCGTTCTATTGTAAGATGTTATTGTTATACCTGTACCTACTACTGCTGTATCTAATTTATATTTCCAAGCAAAATAATATTCTACTGTATCATCACTATCGGCAATATCTACTACTATAAGACCTGCGCCTGTATAATTAAAATTAGCCGTAGATTCAACAGGTATTCCTCTATCCCCCATTATCAAACCTTCGTCTGCTGTTGTCAAATCCGATATTAACCTTTGGTTATTAGGATGTGGAGAAATAGGTGCGGCTGTATTTTTATATGAAGATATTGCTTCCGCATAATAATTATCTATTAGTGCAGGGAATCCCTCAACCGTTGCTACATAATCCCCTAAATCAGTATTTTTTCCTGTTACTTGGTCTGATGCACCTTTGTTTGCTAGGGTGTTTAGATTGAAAAACCTAGCCGAATCTATAACTATAAATGCACCCGCTTTATTTTCCCAATCTTGATAAATACTTAAATCTGTTTCCGAGGCTTCTGCCGGTGCAACCATTACATTACCTACTACTGCATTAGTATTTGTACCTGCGGTAACACCTTTTAAGACAATAGCACTTGTACCAGTAATAGATGCTATTTCATAAGTACCATCATAGTGTAGGCTATTATATACAGTAGCATAAGAACCTACTGTATAATTTGTAGTTGTTGGCCCAAAAGTTAGAGTGATAGGGTTGTTAGAAGCAGTAGCAACCACACTTAATTCAAAAGTAGTAGAGTTATTTATACTAGATACTGTCGCACCACTAGGAATACCTGTACCGGAAACAGACATACCTACAACAATAGAAGCGGTACTACCCATCGTAATAGTAGCATCTCCATTAGTAGTATTACAAGTATTATTTACTAAACCACTAATTAATAATTGGTTAGAGGCGTATGTAATATTTACCGGATTGCCTAAAGAATAATCGGGTGTCTTAGAAAACGCCGCACCGCTAACAGGTTCGGTTGTAGCATCTACATTCCATATATCTATATCTTCCCCTATTTTTAAGTTAGCAAACTTATCTATATTTCCATCTGTATCTGTTTGGTCTACATAATAGAGAGAGACTTCATAATTATCTGTTGTTGGGTACTGCAAACCAAAATCTTTTTTTCTTGTAGAGCCGTCTGCATCTGCTCTACCGTTATTTCTCATATCAGACCAAAGAAGCCAAAGATGTTTATAATCATTAGAAACATTTAAAATTGATACTTTGCCAGTAGAAGTATAATAAGTTTTTGTAATATATTTACATCCTATAAGATAATATTTATTACCACTACTAATAAGACCTGTGTACACAAATATAGTAGTATTATCAATACTACTTAATTGTGCTACACCACTTTTATGATTAGTAGTTAAATTATTATATAGGGCCTGTGGTATTTCTACTTTATTGTCTCCGGCATTTACTTTTGTGGAAATACTATCTCTAAACAAAGCAGTACGGTTTATTTTACCAAAGTGATATTGAAACCAAAGACTCTTAGGTAAATCTCGCATCCATCTAGCGTGTATTGGTTTGGTTTTTACTTTATCAAAATTACCTGCTGTGCTTGCTATAGTACATGAATCTAGGGAAATACTTTTTCTATCATTAGTATCTCTTAATCCATCTTTATCGGTATAAGCCTTACCTGATGCTACAAACTCAATACCGTTGTAATCTGTTGATGTAGTAACAACCCACAAAAAAGGATTAATTATTGAGCCTGTATCATAGTAATTCATAATTTTTTTAACGCCTGTTACTGTGTGTTTACCATCATAACTAGCATTAGAAGAAAGTCCTATTGTAACATCACTTACACAAAACTCATCGTTTATAAGCAAAACAGGGTCAGCATCAAAGAAAAATGTAACATATTCTGATGTAGCCTCGTCTGAACTAGAATTGGGTAATGCGTTATATCCATTTTCAGCCCTACGCCATGATATATAATGACTATAAAAAGCACTTGTGCCGGGTTGTACTATTCTAAGTATAATAGAAGATGCGTTTGTTTCCCCTAGATATTTACCTGCATATACTATTTTAGCAGTAGGTGTAACATAAGGTACATCACTTGCACTAAAAGTAGCAGAAAGACTTGTTACAGAATCTACGGTATAAGACCCATTAGTAGCCGCATTATTAGAGCCCCTAATAACAGCAGTAGAACCTTGAGTAACACCATGACCTACTAATAAGTTTATAACTGTTTTACCGTTAGTATCTTGACTGAATCCTTGAGAAAATAAACCTTCGTATTGTGCTTCTAAATCGTTAGGGCCGAAAACTGTATCTTCGTTATTGTACATTTGTATAGGATGGCCCGAACCTAATTGTGTTCTTTGGTTGTTTACTTCTAAATAAGAATCATCTACATCAAACCCGACTTTATTACTAAGTGTTTTTAAGGGTAAAGTACCTAGATTCATAATTTGTTTATATCCTTGTGCATCATATAACCAATAATGAGGTGTTTCTGTATTATTACTAAGGCTTTTTTGCCCTACTTCCCATAGTGGTATTTGTCTATCTAATAAATTAAGATTATCATTAGCATTTAATGTTATTGTTCTACCATCATCGTTTCTTTGTTTTATAGACATTTTATCTATTATACCTCTCCATACCGGCCTATCTATTCTTGGTGTTTGACTAGCAAAAACTAACAAAGACCAATCAACGGGGGTATCACCACTAAATATATTTTTTAGGTTATGTAAATAATCTTGAGAACGCATACCAACATTGAGATTTGCTGTACCGCCCGATTCTTTTTGGGGGTCATCAGCAATAACAATTTTACAATTAGATACACCGTTTACCGGCATAGAAATATTCATATTTTGTATAGGTGCATCATAACTTTTGTAGTTTTTAGCGTCTGTTAAATATCTAACAAGACCCACTCTATCAATCATTAATGTAGTAGTAGTTCCCAACCATGCGGCTGTTGGGGATGCCTCAATTTCATAACCGTACAAATCTCCCGCATTAGGGCTACCATACATATTTTGGTTAGAAGCAATTATTGTTCCGTTAATATAAACATCAAAAGTACCTGCACCACTATTACCACTATAGTTTAAGACAAAATCTACATCTAACCACATATCATCATTAAATATATTAGATTCTGTAGTGCTTTCATATTGTAGACCTAGTAAATCGTAACTTAAAGAAGAGGCTGACAAATCAATAACATAACTAATTGCGGGCGTACCTGAAAATCCCAAAGATGTAGTTATACCTTTTTGTGAAGCAGGATAACCTATTTTAAATGTCAAATTAGTAGGTATTTTTCCATTTTCAACAGAACCCGTTCCGCCGGTTGAACCGTTAAATGCCCTTACTGCTACTCTTGCGGTAAAAATATCACCATCTAATAGGCTGTTTAAAGGACCATCATAAACTAATTGTGGTTTTCCAATACTATCATTGTATCTATTTCTCCAAGTTTGTACACACAAAAAAGGCTGTCCCGATGGAGATGAAACAGGCGCAAACAAATTAACAGGGGTTGTGCTTGTAGCATTAAAAGCCAATGTTTCTCCCATCCAAACACCCGCTAAATGCGCTCTTTGTATAAAATCCCCAACAGCACCTATTTTTCCCGCAATTTTACTAACATAATTAGTATCATGAGGGCCACTTCCATTGTAATATGATTTCATACTGCTTCTACCAAAAGTAGCATCGTTATCTCCCGTAGGAATTAAATACCTACCTTCCGTATCGTTGCCGTTTGTAATTAATAACCAATCACTAGCGTTACTACCTTCTAATTCTACATTATTAAAAGCATATCTATTAGAAATATGCCCATCGGGATATTGTAGTTGCGCCCTACCTTCCCATTTTTCTGCATTTTGTCTTATGCTGTCGTAAGATAACCATTCAAACGCACCTTTATTTTTAAGATACTGATTAGTACTATCTACATTATCAACGTGTGTAGAGCCTATTAAGTTTCTATCAGCAATACTAAATCTATATCTTTGATTTAGAGTAGCCTCTCCATTCATAGGATTTCCAAAATGTGTAAGTGTGCTTGCGTAAACACCTGTAGAATATGTATTAGTAGGTGTATTAAAATCATCTGAGATAGCCCTAGCACCCATAAAGTCATCATAATATCCGGCAAGCCAAATACTATACATACTCGTAACGTGTCTTACCATTAAATCACCTATGCGTTACTAAGATTCATGCCTCTTAAACCTGCGCCTCTCTCTATCTCATCTAATATTTGATTTGCCGCTTGTGTAGTAGTCATACCGTTAAACGTATTACTCATAATTACTTCTGTGGTAGTTATAAGAGTTTCTACCCCCTGTTGTACTACTTGTTTAACTAGATTACCTGTTAGTTTGTCAGAAGAAAATCCATAGAATAATTCTTCTCTTGTATTGTTAAAGTTTTGTAGAGCCTCGTCTGCTTCGGTGTACCCATCTACCATAGCACCTAACATATTCATTTCTGCTGATGTTAAAGCATCTGCGCCCATTTGTAGACTTTCTAATAAATCAAGAACCCCTTGTCTTGTGGTAATATTAGCCTCATCAATCATTTTTGCTAATTCGGGATATTTTTCTGCAAAGGATTCAAAGTCTTTTGAATAATTTTCCATAGCGTTATTAGAATTAGAAAAAGTAGAATCTCCTATTGTAATATCTTCTGATAAACTAGGCATATTTCTTTCCCACCATGACAACCCATCTTTATATTCTTCTATTGCATTTTTTGTAAGTGCCGTACTTATATCAGGTAAGTTATTTTCATCATACATTCTTGCTGTCAAAATATCTATTAGCATTTGTTCTTTAGACATTACCTTATCTATTTGTGCTATTCTTTCATCTGCGGCGGCAGAATCTTGATTTACTAATGTCTTTCTTTCTGCCGCAAGGTCAGCAAGAGAAGAAGTTAATCCTTTTACCGTTAAAGTTTCATCTTTAAGGGCTTCTACTAAATCTTCTGTTGATGCTTTATATATATTTAAATCTGAACTTTGAGATGCAAAGTCCGGTATAGAAGTGTCCCAAACACCTAACGTCTCTAATACTTTTACCAAAGCAAGACCGGCTACTATTAAAAGAGCGTAAGGCGCAAAGGCTACTACCGCCGCTTTACCCGCCGCTAATATACCACCTGCGGCAAAAATGGCCGCACCACCTACTGCGGTAAATGTTGCCGCCTTTATTGTATTGACAGTCGCTACTATACCACTAATACTTATATTTTTAATCATGGCTATTCTTTCAGCCATAAATGCTTTTATTTTAATATAGGTTGCTGTTATTAATGCACTTGTAGTAGCAATAATACCTGCTTCTAGTATTATTTTTACCTTTTTTACCGCATTATTTTTCATTTCGGTAATTGTTTCTATGTTTCTAGCCCCTATAAGACCTTGTATAAGACCTATTTGTTTATAAATAATTACTGATTCTTGATACCTTGAAAGAGTAACTTTGTTAGTTGCTATTACATTTACTTCTTTTGCCTTTGCTAAACCAAAAAGCGATAATGTTTCTTGCATATTAAGCATAATACTTTTACCACTCTCAACAGCATTTAGTTGCATTTGTCTAAACATAGTAACCATACCTGCTATGTTTAACAACATACCAACCCTCATACTTGTTTGACCTTTACCAAACATCATCATGGCTGAACCTGCCATCATAAAGTTAGTAGAAAGTTTTTGCATAAGAGAGGCTTCTATGGCTACAGCCTTAATTTTTTCAGTTCTTAATTCTTGGTCTTTTTGCATAGTTATTGTTTGAGACATACCTATTTTATTCAAAGAGTTATTCATTTTTTCAGCAGTTTGTTCTTGTTCTATACCTAACGCATTTGTCGCTCTTTTTGTCTCTCTTAAAGTACTGTTTAGTTGGTCTAATTCTGTTTCGTACCCATTAATAATAGGCGTAGTTGTTATTATATGATTAGTTAGGTTTTCTTCTGCTTGTTTTGCTTGCTCTAAAGATTCATCAAACTCTTTTACCGCTATTACGGCATTCTTGTATTTATTACTATTTTTATGGGCTTCTAGGCCGTCTGTAGGCCTTGTACCTAAAAGAGAATGACGAAGTTTTTCAGCCTGTGCGGTTTTTCTTAACTGTTGTTCTTCTCTTCGTAGAGTCTGTATTTGTAAGTTTGTATTTTCTATATCTCTTTTAGTTACTGTAGCACTTAAGTTTTGGCCTAATATTTTACCTTTTAATTGTTTATTAGTATTATGGAAAGATGATTGTAATAATAATTCTGCATCTATTTGGGCTTTAGTTAATTCTACCCCATGTTTTGCCGCAAGAGTATTAAACTCTAATCTTTTACTATGTTCTGTAATTAATGAGTTTAATTGAAACATCAAACTTGTATGACTTTGTAGTACTTGGTTTTTATTACCGTAAGCATTTTGATTAACAATTTCTTCTTGGTTTAATGCTCTCATTATTGTTTGTTGGGTTTGGAACGCTACATTTAATGATTGCATATTTACCATTAGATTTACCATAGGTCCTATTAAATCTTTCATTTCAGAACCAAAGGCAAACATTTGTCCTATACCTTTACCAAGAATACCATCACTACCTACTATTATGGCTAATTCTTTATTAAAATCAGCGTGTCTATTAGTGGCTTGTGTTAAAGCGGGCATAAGTCCATACCCGATAGCACCTGTGTAATTTTTAAGTCTTGCTTCCGCTTCCTGTAATTGGAATAAATCTGTATCTCTTCTTCTTTGTATTTCTTCTAAAGCAGGGGATAATCTCATAAGAGCCTCAAACTCTAACTCTAAAACCCTATTATAGTTTTCGCTTAACTTTAAAAATCTAGTATAATGTCTATTACCTGCTACTTGTTGAGCCAATCTTGTTCTTTCAGCAGAAGTTAAATCGGGATATATTTTGTTTAGGTCTTTCATTATATCTGAAAAATCTCTTAAGTTTCCTTCTGCATCTTTTGTAGCAATACCTAAATTATGGAATGCGTCTGCCGCCCCGTTTGTATTAGCACCTAACCTAGCATATATCATACGCAAGGCTCTACCACCCTTACCTTGTTCTTCACCGGCCTCAATAAGAACGGCTGACATAGCCGCCATACTAGCAATACTTTGTCCCGTTAAGTGTGCCTGTGAAGCGAATTGATTCATAACATAGGTAATCTGTTCCATAGTAGCGGCAGACCTGTTTTCTACTGTGTTAAGTTGGTCGAGAACTTTTATAGAGTTAGCCCTAATTTGATTTTGTCTTTCTTGTTCAGAAGCGTTTTCTGCTATACCCTTTGTCATAAAATGAGTTTGTTGTTGTAAGTTAATCATACGTTGCATAGCACCTTCGGTACTCATACCACTTATTAGACCAAACTGCATACCTAATTCAGTACCTACGCCCATTGTACCCGGACCCATAACACCGCTTAATTGTGCCATTCTAGCAGATGCTTCAAAGGCTTCGTCAGCCGCAAATCCAAAACTCAAACCTAATTCTGTAACTTCTTGTTGTACTGCTGAGAAATCGTGTGCGGCTGTCAAAAACTTCTCTAACTCTATTCTTCCTTCTTCTATTTCTCTTGCTACGGGTATTACCGATTCCATAAACGCCCCAAATTGGTCGCCTATGGCTATACCTGCATCTTGAATACCTGTTACGGCATCAAGCATAATTGCTTGAAACATTACGCTTGCCGCTTTAGCGTCTTTTAGTAGTCTGTTTGCTTGGAATGTACCCATAATGTCGAATACAATTCGGGATGCACCCTGCGTCATTTTACCACCTCACGCCTATATTCTTTTTTTCATTCATTGTTGAACACTATCTCCACTATCGCCCTTTATATGGACCCCGCTATCTCTAAGTGCTTTAAGAACACCCCCACCGTCTGATAAGTGTTTTCTTTGTTCTCTTCTTTGGTCCCTTCTTGCTACTGCACCTTTAGCATCTGTCTTTGCATCTTGCGTGGCTTCTTTAATTTTATCGTTTATATCCATAGCAACTAATATATCTAATTGCATTTTATATGCACCGCCTTCGCAGTCATATTTATCAAATAGGTCCGAGGGTAAAACCCCCTTGAAGGCCATACATAGAGAGGGGGCTACTCTAATAAAGTCTATAAAGGGACTGCGCCTTCTTCTATATCGCCTCTAACGAATAGTAAAATATCCTGTAATTCTTCAAAGGTAAGAGTATCTATATCAAAACCTTCTGTTAATATACACTTAGGAATCCATTCTTCTATTTGTGATTGCATTCCGCCGCCCATTTCTTCTATTTTATTAGCAAACTCTTCATTTTGTTGTGTAGTCCACTCACTAGGCTCTCCTGCATGACTCATGTCTCTAAAGGCTCTAGCCTGTATATTAGTTATTTTGAGTTTCGCCATACCCGACGCTTGTTTAACCCAAATCTTACTTCCATCATTTAATTCTATTTCTTTTTTTAGTACCGGCATATTTATCACTCTTTTTATTTTGTTTAGGTGGTTCCGCCTCGCTTATTAAACGAACTGTTCCATCCTCTTTAATTTCCCAAACACCTAAAGTGTTTATGAAGGTATTCCTATTATTCATTCTTCTTCATCTACTTTTGGCGTAAAAGAACGAGGCAACGCTTTCATTACTTTATCCCAACCTAAATCTATTGCTTGTTCTCTTGTAGGTGTTTCTATTATTCTATATCTTAGTAAACCGAAAGCATAACCTTCTTTTCTTCTTGATTCTTCGCACCACCACCAAATATGTTCAGCAGGGTGTTGCCCTAATGCGGCGGCTAAAACATTTATATCCTTACTTGCTACTAATATTCTCATTTTAGCACCTCATTGTTTTTTAGATTTTTTAGTAGCCTTCTTTTTTGGTGCTACTTTCTTTGGTTTGATAAGTTTTTCAACCAATCTACCATCTTTTATTTCTTTAGACCAAATGTTTCCTTCTTTATCTTCGTATGTTTCCATATTATTCACCTCAGTAACCTATTTGCGGGTATGAAGAGTTAGACAAAGCAGTACCTTGATAACTTATCTCTATTGATTTACCCGATACAGGGTTTACTAATGCGGTAAATCCTACTGTCATTGTGTTTGTATCTCTTCCACTAACACCTGCACCTGTTGGTGCGTCAAATCTTAGGTGGAATAACTCAATAACCATTTTGTTGGTTGCCGCACCTTCTTCTAAAAACTCTAGTTTCATAACAGAAGTGTCATCGTATGCTTGTGCCGCCGTGCTGTATTCTAGCCCACCTTCTTGGATTAATGTAGCCCATGTAGGTGCATTTGTTGTAGTTGTATAAACTACTTCGTTAAAATCAATACTACCTGTAATTTCCATTAATTGAGAAGCAGGTGCAGTACTGTATGTAGAAGAACCTAATCCGTATGCGTTGTCGGTATCTCTATTCATAGAAATATCTAATGATATTCCTTTAATTGTTGCTGTTGCACTACCATATGAACCATCAGCGTCAGAATTAAAGTAAACATTACCGTTAGCAAAGTGTAAAGCATTTAAAGCCTCACCGGAAAAACTAGGTGTATCTAATGCCGCTATTGCACTTTCAGCCCTACCTACGAAATCAGCACTTACCATAACGTATTCTCCTACGTTAGCAGTTAGGCTAAAACTATCAACCATCATACCTGTAAAGGTGTGTTCTTTTGATTCTCTACCTACTCTTACGGTAAAAGAAGGATAACCAATTTTGTACCATTTTGCGGCAGTAAAAGCCTCGGCACTAGAAATTGCTGTTATACATCTGTAAACATCTCCTTGATATGTACAGTAAGAATCCGCATTAATAGTATCGGGACCAACCCCACTGTCGGGATAGTTAATAACATTAAAAGTACTAGCATTAGTTCTCGCACTAAGAGCGTAAGATGCAGGTTTCATAGTATGTAATTGTGCAGAACCCACTAATGTTCTTTTATCATCGGGTAAAACACCATGTAAGACGTGTCCTAAGAAATCGTCTATTTGTGCCGCCATATTTATCGTTCCATCTGAATATTCTGTTCCTGTTTGCATTTTTGATGAGATTTGTCTACTTATGTCGCTTCTTGAAAGCATATCGAAAGACATAGCAAATGATTCATCATCTACTTCTCCGAATATTTCTGCTGTTGCGCCTGTTCCGTAGCCGGTTTCTCTATCTAATGAAACATATCTATTATTAAACTCGCTTGTCATACTATTACCTCTAGTTAGTACTTACCACCTTGAGAGTCTCTTATCAATATTATCTATGTCTCATATCTATTCTACGCATATATGTAAGAGTTAATTGGTGTACGCACACGGTTTCGTCATCATCCATTTTAGTATCTAATAAAGCACTATAACTTGTAATACTATCTGTAGTAGCCAATACACCTGTTTTTGTGTATAGTTCGTCAAATACCTCACCTAAAATATTCATACCTGTTCTGTATGAGTTTTCATAGTTAGTACCTGTTACGACAACATATATTTCTACATCATAATTTTGTGTTATTTTACTACCACCTAAAGAATCAAAAGTAGGAGAGCCTACGTTAGTTAATAAAATATGGATATTAGGACTTGATAATCTATTTGTCATATCGGAAGATAAATCATAACCGTATATAATACTACTGTTTGGTACTTGGGTTTTTAAATATAATCTTTTAGAGTCTTTTAGTGCTTCTACTATACCTAATCCCATCCTTGATAAAGTATCTTGTGCAAAATCTGAAACCATAAGTTGTTCGGGGTTAAAAGAACCAAACTTAGAGTAATATACACTAGACCATTTTATAGAACCATTAGTATTACCCCATTGTATGAGTTTAGAAGAACCTGTTGCACCTGTAACAGTATAAAAAGCGGTTTCTGCACTATCATTTTGTATAATTTCGTGTGTGTATAATTTTGCTACACCCGTAGAATCTAAAGTTAATCTTAAAACTAATGGTACAGGGTTTTGTTCCGCTAAAAGTAAATCTAAATCATTTATAGTTGTTGTTGTAGTACCTACTAATTTAAGTGATGTGGCATTACCTGTTCCTTTTACCTCTACTTTATGCGTACCATTATCTAATTTTATAAGTACTTCGTTATTATTAGGTGCTGTATTATAAGACAAACAAACAACAAATGTATATGCTGTATTAGTAGTAGGTGTTATTGTATATGTTCCGTTTGTTATAACCCAATTACCACCGGATGCAGAACCACCACCGGATGCGGCAGTCCAAGCATCTTGAAAATTACCTGTTAAACCAATAGGGTCTGTACCATTCATTCTACTATTCCAGTATTGTGTAGTTGTTGCTATTGTCATAATTAAGCCACCTTTCCTTTTAATTTTTCATATCCGCCTCTTGGACTAGATTTTGCTTTGTATTTTCCTACTTTTTGTGAATACAATTGAGTTAGGCTTTTATTACTTACACCACCAAACTTTCCGCCATCCATTCTACTACCAAAAATACCTGTAGGTTTATCATTGTTAGTAACTTTAATTATTTTACTTGTATAATTAAAAGACCCAATACCATAAGAAGTTATAGGGTTTATAGGTTTACCATATTGTAAAGCCCCTTTTTTCTTTTGATAATAAAATAAAGATTCAGCCAAAGTATCGTATATTCTTGCTTCGCCCCTAAAAGGATTTTTTCTTATTTTTTCTACTGTTGTACCTGCAAAACTTTGTTTATTTTTAATTTTACTTCTTGTTGTTGTTACAGTTTTTATAGCCAATTCTTTTATTAATTCTTCTGCTTTTAAATAAACTAACGCACTTATTTCTTTACTTATAATATCAAAAGCCTTTTTATCAAAAAATACACTAAATCCTAATGTATCTTTTTTAGATTGTTTTCTTGTTATTTGTTCAAAACCATATCTACCCGTTCTATTATCTGTTGAAATAGTAGAGCCTGTTTGATATTTACTTCTTTTAAAAGGGCTTGATGATTTATGTACTTGCGAACCGCCTCTTTTTAAATCTGCTCTATTTTTAGTAGAATAACTACCTAGACTTCTTATATATTTTTTAAGTTCTTCTTCTGTTTTATTTGCTTCTCTTGCGGCTACTCTAGCGGCCATATCCATTAAAGGTATAGCCGGATAACCCGGATAATAAAGATTTTCTATATCAACAAAAATGCCTTTATTGTCTTTTTTATTTCCTCTTTTTTTAAGTTGCGAAAACCCACTTTTTTTAGAAGCACTTTTGGTTGTCATACCATAATCAGTTAATTTATTAGCCATAATACACCTCAACTAAAAGAGCCAAGATGTGCTAACCTAACTAAATTATTAGTACCTCTCTCTCTTAATACATTACCCCTTAATGTATCTCCGCCTGTATGAAATGTGGATTCATCTTCCATATAATATGCCGCCGCTATATCTCCACATATTTCTCTAAGAACGTGAGCAAACTCACCTTGTTGAACCGTAACACCACTTGCGTGTGCAATAGAAATACCTGTAACGCCTGTTAAATCATTATTAGATTTTGCTGTCCAAGATATTGTATCTCCGTCAATATTACCGCTACCCGCACTAGCGAAAGCACTTGCGCTAGTTAGTGTTATAGTGGTATCTCCTACCGATACAGCCCCATTAGTGGTAGTTTCTAATACAACAGGATTAGACCTACCATAGTCATTAAAAACTTGCTCTATTTCAATAGAGGCTCTACGAATTGCTATTTGTAAAGTGTTACCTGCTTGCACCCTTTGTGCGCTATTTAAACCTAGTCTTTGGCCCACATCACTTGTAGAACAATAAAATACCATTTAAACCAATAACCCCTAATAATAATAACGTGTTAAACCAAAGCATACGCTTGTTTGTAGTTTGGTATTCTTTAAGTGTCTTTTCAATATTACTAACTGTAACAGATGTATTAGCAGTAGTAGAACCTAAATGTTTTACCCAAGTATTCCATTTTTCTATATCGCTAGTCATATTATCACATTTGTGTGGATATACCCATAGCCCCTGCTACTATTGCTATTAAGGTAAAAATAATTTTTTGCATATTACCCATGTATGTCCCTATTAAGCCGTTAGTTATTTCTAACTCGGTAGCCACTTTAGCAAGACCTGTTTGCATACTAACTTGAGATTGAACCAATTGTTCAATTAGTCTTTCATGTCTTTCGACAGTATTCTCTATGTTATCTAATCTTATTGAAATAACATCTGATGCGGCCACTAAGCCTCACCCATGTGTGCTTCCAATCGAGCCACAAGGTCTGCTTTTTTGCCTTTTACTGAAAGTCCTGCTTCTTTTAGCATTTCTTTTAATTCAGAAACATTATGAGAATCAAGAGTTTTCTCTATTTTTTCTACTTCTTCTTTTGCTTCTGCGGCTTTCTCCTTAACCTCGCCTATTGAATCTATAAGTTCATCTAAAGTAATTTTACCATCTGCATTTAGAGTTTTATATTTTTTAATACCCCAAGCGGCAATACCTAATAATGCGGCTACGGCCAAAAGCACTATTTCTATATCATCAAATAAAGAAGATGATTCTATTGGTATGCAATCTATTGTTTCGTTAAGTGCGTTTAAGCACATTTCTGTTGTTGTATTATTCATATTTATTCCTCTCTATCGTATATTACTTGTTTGACTGCTGAATGCGGTATAACTGTAAATGCCCTTTCGCTACCTCTTCGGTAAATCTTGAACCCATGAGGTGTCTCTTCAATGTTTACATTGGTATATGACTTTTCAGGTGCAATATATACTATTTTACCTGCTCTTACTTCTCCCAAAAAATCACTTCCAACGAGGACCTTCGGCCCAACCGACTAAACTTGTTCTGTTACCTTTAGTAATTGGTGATACACCATGTTCATAATAAGAACAAAAGCATATAACTGTACCTTTCTTAGCAAGGGCTACAGGGTCGGGGTTTTGCGTATGACTAAATGTTAATTGCCCACCTTCATAATCTTCGGGGTCTGATAATTGCACTACAATACTTACCTTTCGGTGCATACCATCTTGTCTATTCCAATCAATGTCATGGTGCATACCATAATGATAACCAACATCTTTGTATTCTGTAAACTGTAAAGGCGGTAAATAACTAACATCTATATTAAAATGTTCGTTTGCTTTTTCTATATACCACATCATTTGTTCTGTAAGAGGTTTATATTTTTCATCGGATAGCCACCTAATTTGTGTTTTTCTGTGTCCATCTTCTTCGCCCTCACCACTTCTAAATGTAGATGCGGCTTGAGGTTCGGCTTCTCTTGCCGCCTCAATTATTTCATTCACTATTTCTTCACTCAATGCTTCTTCCCACATTATCCATGCAGGGTGCGTCATCATTTCTGACATATAGTCTCATTACCTAGTAGGGTATATAAGATGTATTATACTAACAATCAACACCATCAGTAAATCCGGTCATAGTTTTTAGATTTAGATAACATTGTTTAATTATATTGTATTGAGTTTTTCCTGCACTAGCATTTAAATCAAACACATTACCAAAACCACCAATAGGAATCGCATTTGCTTCGTAAGCGGCCTGTGAAGCATATATTTTACCGTTATAATTTACTTTAAAAGTTTTACTAAAACTACCATCAACATTTACTATCGTTTCTTTTGAAGTCATACTATTTGACATAACACAAATTGCGTCATTACAAGTTATACCATAATCAGTTACATAGTCTATTTTTAAACCCATATCCTTACCACACATCATTTGTTTTATAAAACATTCTCTATACAAAGTTTAGTGTTATCTCCACCTTTGCGGTATGAACTACACCGCTAAGAGTAACAGCACTTCTTACTGCAAACAATACTGAATCACCACTAGCAGGAGAGGTAATGCTTTTTCCCGCTACTTGAAAAGAAATACGAAGAACCTGTCCTATACCACTTGTAGCGTCTTGAGATGTAGAGGCTGTGCCTACAAGACTTGCAGTATTACTATTACTCAAACTTGTAGTTCCAATTAGCATAGACCACGCAAACGTAGGAGAGCCACCACCTAGCCATCTTAGATACCCTGCGGGTAAAATATCTATCCTGTCAATTCCATAATTACTAGCCACTTGTTGAAGTGCATACGCATCTATGCCCAAGGTGGCTACAAAAGTCCCTTGTGCATTAACAGAAAACTCAGCACCACTAAGTTCGCCCGCTATACCAAAGGGTGAACCTATTAAGGAATTAGTTGCTATACAGGCATTATCATAATTACCACTAGAAGATGTTGCCATACTTAAAAGAGAGGCACTTCCTATTTGAGAACAAATACCTATTATTGTTGGATAAATAATATCACCCTACCACTATCCATGCTGACGCAGATGTAGCAATAAATGTTTTTGCTTCATACCTTGTTGTAATTGTTTGGTTAGTAGTAGAACCGTTCATCGTATCACTACCATTAGCACTTATTGTAGTAGTCCCTGCGTGGTCGCTAATAACAATATATTGTTCCCCCACAGCCGGACTAGCAGGTAATGTTAATGTTACGGTATTATTAACTATAATATATTTACCTGCATAAGTATCTGATAGTGTAATACTACTTCCTAATGTAGAAATCTTACCTCTTTTAGCCTGAAACTCTTGTTCTACTGTTAGACCACCGCTAGGTATAGTTACATCTCCGCCATTGTCTGCTGTAATCCATGTTAGTAATCCCGAACCATCTGATATAGTTAATGATTGACCAACTGTTGCACTACTAACATCTGCGTTTCCAATAAGAACATTGTAACTTCCTGTCGTCAAACTACTTGCACCATTGTAGGAAGAAAGGATAATATTTTTCTGACCCGATGTGATGTTTTGACCTGCATATCTTCCGACCCCAAGATTGTAACTT